TTTGCATTAGTCCAGTTTGACCTATACGGCGGCGCACCGTAATGATCATTTTTTGGGGACGTACCTATATGAGCTGTTGGTTGTATAACTGCATTACTTACATCAAGAATGTCTGCCCCTACATCCCATTCGCATATCCAGCTTCTATACCCTGTAGTGGTAGAAGTACCCCCGTTTTCAACTCCCCATACATATACCTTACTGTTATACTCAATAAATCTAATATTATAGGTATACGTTAAAGGAATTCCTCCAGTAGTAGTTCTTTTAGACCATACTTGAGTGCCTCCAGCATCATAAGTAAGCCCGTATGCAACGGTATTACCGGTAGTTGATAAAACACTTGTATTATACATAGCTATTGAATATGGGTTTGAAAAAGAGCCGTCAGCCGATTTATATTCGAAATCCCAGTTTCCTGTAGAACTGTTATACTTATATACAGATGCATCATCTGAACCAGTGCCGGTAGCTATAGTGAAGTATGTACTTTGAGGGTTAATAGATATAGGACCTACATAATCTACAAACTCTGTCTGGTCTACTGAGGGATTAATAGTTTGGTGAGGAGTTAGATTTCCGCTACCATCATTTTCCCAATCGCCGTTAGAGTCTCGTTTAAATATATACAAATAAGGAGTAGCACCGGTGCCTTGTTCATCAGTGCCAATTAGCAGCCAATCATCGTTGAATGCAAAGGTGCATCCTAGCCCATGACCAAGATGATCTGGATTTTCATATTTGTAAAGTAATGAAGCAGAGCTACCTGAAGTATCATAAATGTATATTCCTCCATCTTTAGTTGTTGTAGATTGACCTGGAGCGGTTACAAAAAGTTCATCTGATTTTAGCCATGCAAGACCGGCGCCAAAATAATACTGTTCAGTATTTGCATTACCGTATAACGTATCAAAAGCTGTAGCATTACCGTTTAACCAATGAGTAACATCTGCTTGAGGTACGGGGTCTGTTAATATAACTTCATGTTCATAAACAGTTATTAGGCCAGAATTACTGTTGGTGAATGAATCAGCCACTGCAAATCTACCAGTATATGGATCCATAGTTACAGAAGTTCCCCAACGAGTAAGGCTGGCAGTTAAAGAAGGAGACAGAGTACCTACTAGTGTTTCAATAGATGTATTCCACACTTTGGTAGTAAAATCAAAGTATCGATAACCTATTCTTTCTGGGGAAAGATCAATATAACCTTCCATCACATGTAGCTTATTATCTGATACGTGCCAGTCGGTATAGTCGTGCCGCCCCTTGCCACCTCTACCGTTAGAAGTATCAATTTCTAGATTGCTGGCGTCTGTTCTTATACCACTCTGTCCGTATCTCTCAGATGTATCAAAACGGTGAGTTGAAGTATTAATTTTTATCATGACGCTTCTATAGGATTGGGCTGGATAAGCTTGATCACCAACTCCTTTATAATATAACCATAGATCAGAACCGTGTTGAATTAAATTTATACTTCCTGTTCTTCTTGAATAGAATTGGGTCTCATCGTTTATATTTAAATACTGCTCAAGGTTCCAAGAGTCACTGTTTACGTCATAGTGAAATAATGAGCAAGTGCTTGTGCTATTATTCACTGTTACTACATAATCTCCCAATATAGTAACATCAAAAGTATCCAGCACCGCAGTAAAACTCTGCTCTTCTTCCCATAAATTGGAAGCTGTATTATACTTTAAAATAACAAGGTCATCATCTCTGCCAGTTATACAAGCACATTTACCATTATTAGCGTCTAGATCAACAGCAAAAATAGTTTCTGCCCCCATATTTGCAGTTCTTAAATATTGGTAAACAGTCATTTGACCGGTAGTAACTGGCCAAGTACCATCAGCATCCCGTTTATAGAAAATTAACCTAGCATTGCTGTTTGAGTACGATTCCTCTGTGCCCAGTACTAACCAATCTCCATCACAGCTATAACAAACTCCATGGTTCGCGGCCCAAGTCGAGTTATTTGGAGGCTCTGAAAAACAAGTTAATGAAGGAGAAGCTCCGGAAGTATCATAAATATATACTCCTCCACCCTGTGAATTTCTAGCATCTACATTTGGTGCACCTACTAATAACTCATTAGGCCCGATAAATTTTAAAGAAGAGCCAAAATGCGATTTAGCTCCAGGATTAGTTATACTAAAAACCTCAGGTCTAGTGGTAGTATTAACAGTATTATAAAGGTAATCATAACTAAAATGTAAACTAAAATACACTTCTGAAGAATTTACTGTATGGATACCATCTGTAACATGGAATGTTAATCCAAAATCTCTAGCATAAGATGTGTCTGTTGATGGAGTAATAGTAAATACATTAGCAGCTTGAGTTATTGTAACTGCATTGCTAGTATCACCTTTTGTCAATGTATAACTATAAGTTAATCCCACACCTTCAGGGTCTACTGCATTTAATGTTAAAACTAACGGAGTGCCATCAGTTGCCAGAGTGTATCCTGGTTGAAGCTTTGTAGTAAAGTAAGGAGGGGTATTAGGAGTTACAGCAGAAGATATCTTTACCCATGCACTGCTATCCCAAAGATATAAACCTTTATTTTCTCCCACATAAGCTAGGTCTGCTGTTTCAGCGGAAGATGGTAAACTTGTTAATAAGTTATAATCTGTAGCGCCAGCAGAACCACCGCCTTCAGATGAAGACACATCTACGTCATCACTAAATCCTAAAGTGTTATCTTGTCTAACAGTTAGAGACCTTGCCAATCTAGCAAATAAAAAATTCTTACTCGGCTTTGGCATTACTGATCTTGCTCCTCTTCGCTGTCATCTGGAATTTCACCTGATGATTTTTCTTGTGCTATCTGATCTTTCATTTCTTTTATCGCATCATCATCAAGTAAAAGAACGTTCTTCATTACATATTCTTTAGAGAAGAACTCACCAACATACTGCTGCATTGTATCCAGAGTCTGTAACTTTTCTCTGAGTAGTTCTGCATCTCTTAGTTCAGAGAAGTGATTATCTCTAATATAATCAACTACAACGTCGTTCTTCCAATTATCCCAATCTTCTTCAGTAATAACACCCTTAAGCATTAACTGTTTCTTAAGAATACCTAAGAATAGGCTTGAAAACTTATTACGCAATCTATCAATAAACTTCTGAAACTTAAGCTCATCTCTATTTATCTCAGAAGCTCTACCAAGTAATCCGGCAGCCTGATCTTGTTCTAGCCGAGAAACAGGAACATTGAGAGCTTTGTACATCTTTTTCTGGAAGTATAAGATATCATCAATCTGGCCTAGATTCTCACCACCTGGTAAAGTAGTAATCTCCGTACCTCTACCGCCTTCTCTACGAGGCAACCAGAAGTCCTCTAGCATAGACATATGCTTACGATCATCTCTAATCTTACCAGAGTCAGCATCATATACAAGTTTATTACGATAACGGGACATAATATCTTTCATATATGTTTCAGCTTTACCTCTCGGTAAGTTACCAACATCAATATAAAAGATTCTACGCTCTGGAGCTCTAGCTAGTCTGTAAATAACTAACGAGTCTTCCATCATACGCAATTGGTTAATTGGCTTTAAAGCTTTATGGAGGTGAGATACTACTCTCTTCCGGTCGATATCAAGTAACCCTGATGTTACATAAGATACCGCATCATTAGAAAGTTTTACCCCTTGATTTGTGCCGCCTGGTTTTTCCTGGTAGATATAAAATTCATTTACACTCTCTACTAATGAAGCGCCAGTAACTTCGTCTTTTTTCTTTTTTACTTCTTTTACCTTACGAATCTTAGCAGCATCAATTGGTCTGATTTCTTGGATGCCTGCTTTAGGCTGAGATTCATTAATGACCAGGTGGTGATACACTCTGCCATCAATATACCATCTTCTAAAAATATCATGGCCTAACTCCTTAAAGTTAAGCATAGAGCATACGCCTTCAAACTCTGTAGTAATTACTTTCTTAAGTTGATCACTAAGACCCTCAACATGATCTAAAATAAGATTAACTGGTAATTCATTTTCTCCAGATACAATAGATTCGTTTACAATATCATCGATAGCAGCATCTACTTCTGGGTGATAAGATACAGCTCGGTATTGTTTAATATTTTGAATATTGTCCTTTGCATGCTCTCCACCGTCTACATTTACATATGTACCATAATGAGAACCTGCAGCTGTTACATATCCAGCGCCATCTTCATCAACTGGAGGAACAATAGAACGAAGTTTATCATCGGACTTATCTTTAGCCCGCTTAATTTCAAATCCAAAAAGTCTTATACTATCATCAGCCATGTTCGTTCCTAAAATTAGTTATAGAGGGACCCTTAAAGCCCCTCTATCTATTTATAGTGCTTTAAGAAGTAGTCGCTGCTTCCCAATATTGCACTTGGAATTCAACCGTAAATCTTTCAATTTCATTCTCTGAAGCATAGCTCAGATCAATTGGAGATAGCCCTGTAGGGAAACATCCTCTGAAATTATAAGTTTTAGCAATTGTGCCATCTTTATTAAGCTGATCAACAACAAGGTCTGCCTCATAGTCTACAGGATTAGTAAGACCTGTATTTGCACTATGAGCATTCATTCCGTTCATCCAACGTTCCATTGCATTACGCACTTCAAAACCTGTGTCGTTAATGACGGTTACTGTCCACTCTTCGAATGTACGGTCACCCGCAATCTTCAACTGTCGTCCACGGAATGGGACGGTAATTGGAGTTACATTAGAAGAAGGTAACTGAGCACCTTTCACCATGAAAGAAGTCAACTCTGCATCACCAAGGGCGAATGCAGGGAAGTTCAACTTACAGTTGAAGAGGTTAGGACGAGCACCACCGCCTTTTAGTTTTGATTTAAAATCATCTACACCTAAAATAGCCATTGTATTATGCTCCTACCGTGCCGACTACTTCTTCGAAGTCTACACCAGTTCTAACAGCAACAAAGTTCAATTGAACGAAGTTGATAGAACGTGCAGGTTTGACGAAGATGCTTGCCACGAATTGGTTATTGTCAATTACCTCTTGGTTGTTGTTTGTGTCATCACATACAACT